TGCGTGCGTTGTTCCTGTTTGCGAATGGCGAACCCATCGGCACCGAGGGCATCTACTGGCTCAAGATGCACGTGGCGAACTGCGGTGACTTCAACAAGATCGGCAAGCGACCGATAGAGGAGCGCATCAAGTGGGTGGACGACAACATCGACCTCATACGCGACTACGTGAAGCGCCCCCTCTATGCAACGGGATGGACGCAAGCGGACTGTCCGTTCCTATTTCTTGCGTCGTGCCGGGAGCTTGTGAGTGCCGTAGACGCGGGGCCTACATACGTCACCCGACTGCCTGTGAGCTTCGATGGCAGCTGCAGCGGCATTCAGCACCTCGCTGCGATGACGCGGGCACCCGAGGGCCGCTACGTCAACCTGACTGACACGCCTGAACCGCAAGACGTTTACCAGCTCGTGGCGGACCAGGTTAAATCCAGGATTGAGGCGGACGAAGAGAACCCCGTGCTGCGCAAGCAGTGTCTCGACTATGGCATCAACCGCTCCGTAGTTAAGCGCAACGTGATGACGTTTGCTTATTCGAGCAAGGTCTTCGGCATGGGGCAGCAGCATCTTGAGGACCTCATGGAGCCGTTGAAGCTCAAGGTTCTCAAGAAGGAGCTGGAGGTTCACCCATTTGGTGACGACGAGGGCTACGCCGCTGCGCGATATCTCGCAAAGCACACGCACGCAGCCATCGTTGAACTTGTGCGCCTACCTGCGCAGGCAATGGCGTTCCTGCAGGCTTGCGCGCGAGCGTTGGCTCACGAAGGTAAACCTCTGCGTTGGACGACCCCCGCAGGCATCCCGTGGATCAATCGCTACCACGACGCCACGGTGCAGCGTGTCGAGTTGTGGCTGAACGACCACGGCGTCAAGACGCGCACACGTATCACGGTGGCCACAGGCTCCGAGACTGAAATCTCGAAGGACAAGGTGGCCGCTGGCGTAAGTCCAAACTTCGTTCACGCCAACGACGCTGCACATCTGCTGCTGACTGTAGGGGCAGCGCGCGACGAAGGCATCACTGACATCGCGACGGTTCACGACAGCTTCGGTTGTCATGCATCACACGCTGGTCGCTTCAACCAAATCATCAGGGAGCAATTCCTGAAGATGTACACGGACCACGACGTGCTCGCTGAGTTGCTTGCGAGCGCGAAGGCTGACCTGACACCAGCCAACCACCATCGGCTACCCGAGCTGCCCGAGAAGGGCGCACTAGACCTCAAGGAAATCCTGAATGCCAAATATGCCTTCGCGTGAAACTCTCGACGCACAGCGCCTCATGCTCCTTGAGCGAGCGTGGAACGCGCTGATCCCCAAGAGCGCCATCAACGCCACCATCATCCCAGAGACTGGCGTCCGTTATCTGCACCCCACGAAGGGCTACCGCTACGTCGGCAAGCGCCGCTTCGCAATCCGAGGAGTTCTCTGACATGCCCACCAAGACCAATCCACTCAGCAACATCACCACGTTCGAAGGTCTCGCCGCACACGCCGAGGAAGGCCTGACTATCTCCGCGAAGTTCCTCAAGTCCCTGCTCGACAACGACCACTTGAGCGATGAAGGCGCGGCTCAAGTCACCATCGCTCTCTACGCCATCACGACGGGAGCAATGGCCATCTGCGCGCGTGCTATCGAACTCAACGGCGAAACCGAAACGGAGAACTGACACATGCAGCTCAGCACCACTTTCCACAACGCACGCCAAGTGAACCCTGAGCGCATCGTACGCGCCGCCATCCTCAATGGCACCCCTGTTCCTCCTGTTGCCGCTGCGGTCCTTGAGGCCCGTGGGGTCAACGTCGGGGAGCTGGAGCAGCGCCTGCGGCAGAACATGGAGTTCAGGCAGTGACCATCGGACCATGCGAAACACGTTCTGACCACGACTGCCGATATGCAGCCCGCGAGGCCTTCGTGTTCTACGGCGACTACGATTGGCCGTCGTACAGCGAGTGGCTGATACCTGGCACAAGCCTGGAGGACTGAATGTGCGTTCGTAGCTCTCGCACTGAACCATACGTGGTCGAAGGCAACACAGCGCGCGGGTTCATGGTGGTTCACCGTGGGCCCACCGTCGTCGCCAAGGACCTGAAACGCGTAGAGGCAATCGCCCTCGCGAACGCACTCAACGAAGGAGCACAACGCAATGGGTATGCGCCAACGCGCTGCTGATTGGCACGGTGAGAAGGCCATGAAGGCCTACCGCGCTCGCGACTACAAGACCTACGAACGCCACATCCGCATCGCGGACAAACTCTGGAGCACCTGCAAGTGAGTTACGGACAAATCAGACTGGTAGACAACGAAGAAGCAGAGCTGATCGTTGACAGCTACGGCAGCAACGGCAGCGATGCCGATTACGCCTTTGTAGTGCTAATCGATGGTGTCGCCGTTGGCGTCAGTGCCCCCAAGGCCCGTCAGCTGGTCGATTTCATCCAGACCAAGCTGGGCGACGAGAAACCCAAGACCAAGAAGGCTCCCAAGGGTGCTCAGGCCTACAAGGGCAACGGGAAGCACGAGTGGGAGAGCGTGGCGTACGCCGTCGAGCGGCTCCGTGTCCCCGGAGGCTGGCTCTATCAGACCTACAACGGTGACAACTACGAAGTCTCCAAGGCTGTCACGTTCGTCCCGGTGCCAGAAGTCGTGGGGTACGCCGTATGAAGTCCCGCGTCATCATCCACATGGGCGCATCCAAGCACACTGTGACCGTGCAGGACGCGTCGGGTAACCCCGTGGTGTTCGACCTCTTCGCGATGACGAAGGATCAGCGCCGGCAGTTTCACCGCGAGTTCATGAAGGCGTATCGTGCCAGCTAAAACCAAACGCATCATCGTCAGCGGCGCGCGGGTCAACTTCGATCCGCGTGGGACCGCAGAAGCCAACACCTCCCGAGACCCGAAGAACTACAAGTCCGAGGAAGCACCCATGCGCCGCAAGCGCTGGGAAGCACGGCAGTCAACCAAGAAGTAACGCGGACCCTACGGGGTCCTTTTTCATATGCGGGGGCCGCTGCGCCGCCGCCCTATCTAAACCAAGGGAACAAACGACTGATGTTTTCCAAAATCAAAGCGTGGATCACCGGCGAGGTGACCACCATCGAGACCATCCTGTCGGGCTTCTACAAGACCGTGCATGATCTGGAGCAGCACGCCGTAGACAAGTTCGAGCAGGCGAAAGAGCACGCCATCGAGGCCGGTGCGGCTCTGCAGTGGCACAAGGAAGCCACGGAAGCCGAAGCCAACGCGAAGGCCACCGCGCAGACCGCTCTGGAAGTGGCCGAGAAGATCAAGGGCCTCGTAGCCTGATGCAGCACATCCACATGAGCACGGGCTTCCTGTTCGTGCTCGCGCTGTTCGTCGTCGGCCTCGTGGCTGTGATCCTCGCGTATCGGGCGAGCGTCAAGCGTGACCGTCTTCTGGCCGAGCGCTTCGAGATGGACAGCGATGTCTCCCCGCGCCCGTACAGGGAACATCTCGCGTATCCGCACGCCGAACCGAGTGCAGCAGACGTCGCTGCGTTCGAGCGTCACTATGCCCCGCGCACTGCGCCCCCAGCGCCTGCGTACCAGACGTTTGCACCAGTAGCGCCGGTGTACACCCACGACCCTATGTCTGGCCTAGCGACCGGAATGATCCTTGGCTCCGCGTTGAGCCATCACGACCACACCACGACCATCATCAACAACGACACGCCGTCACACCACAGCGTGGATAGCTCGTCGTCGTCGTCCTACTCGCCGTCAAGCGACAGCGGCTTCAGCTACGACAGCGGAAGCTCCTCGTACGACAGCGGTTCCTCAGGTGGCTTTGACGCCTCCTTCTGATTTCAAGAAAGACATTTCGACTACCTATGGCTGACAAGATTACGAAAATCCTTCCCGCTGGCATCGCGGTGTTCCCCAAGCTGAACGAGATTGATGTCTACCAGCCTCTCGACAAGAAGGGCAGGCCGAACGGTGCGCAGAAGCGCCGCTTCATCACTCGCGTGAAGTTCAGCGACGAAGATCATCGCAAGGTGGACGCGTATCTCAAGAAGGTGGCAAAGGAGTTGCTGCCCGACGTCGAGAACCCGAAGCTGCCTTGGAAGAAGGACAAGAAGACGGGCGACCTGTCTCTGGAAGCGACCTCTGGCGAGAAGTATCGACCGCCAGTGTTCGACGCCAAGAACAACAAGGTCCCCGAGAACGTCGTCATCGGCGGCGGCTCGACCCTCAAGCTCGACGTCACCGTCAATGCCTATGAGGGCTTCGGCGGCGGCATCAATCTGTACATGCGTGCGGTGCAGCTGCTCGACCTCAAGCAATCGGACTTCGGCAAGTCGTCGTTCGAAGAGGCCGAGGGCTTCTCGTACTCCGGCGACGAAGACGAGAGTGAAGGCTCCCCGTTCGATCCGTCAGAGGGCGACGACGACACAGACTTCTAATGGCTAATCCTGCATTGTCGCTTGAGCCTGCTTTTCGAAGTGGACTTGAGCGGCGTGTCGCAGAGCAGCTCGACAAGGCCGACGTAGCGTTCCTATTCGAAGACGATTGGGTTCACTACGTCGTCCCTGAGCGCAATGCGAAGTACCTACCAGACTTCAAGTTCGAAGGCACCAACATCATCATCGAGGCCAAGGGTCGCTTTGGTGGTGCGTGGCGCGGAAGCGATAAGGGCGCTGAAGAGCGTCAGAAGCTGATCCTGCTCAAGGAGCAACACCCTGAGCTGGAGATACGCATCGTCTTCGAACGAGCATCCACACCAATCTACAAGGGCAGCAAGACCACCTACGCAAAGTGGGCGGACACGCACGGCTTCAAGTGGGCCGACAAAGGCACTGTGCCTGCGGATTGGATCAAAGAGCTTCAACAATCCAAAACTGAGAAGAGGAAGTGACTATGAAGATTGGCGACAAGGTTATCTCCCGCGAGTACGCGAACAATAACGTCACCCCTGCTTGGACCTATGGCCTCACAGGCACAATCATTCCCGACGAATACCACGCAGGCAAGCCGTACTGGCTGGTGCGGTTCGACAGGGATGAGGCTTACGAGGCTGGTCACGGGCGTTTCAAAAACGAGTGGTTTGTCCGCGCCTCGATGCTGGAACTGGTGAAGGACAACACCATCACCATCGGCACCCCGACGCTCGCGGGTGACCTGCGGCTCACTCCTCAGACGCGCAAAATCCTCGCGCACCTCGAAGAGGGCAAGTCGATCACGAACAACGAGAGCATGTTGGTCTACCACATCTATCGTTTGTCGGACTGCATCTTCAAGCTCCGCAAGGCGGGCTACAACATCGACCTGACGATGAAGGAAGATGGCGTTGGCGGCAAGTACGCCAGCTACAAGCTCGTGAAGCCCGTAGCTCTCGCTGCGTGACCGTCACTGCATTCTTAGGCTCAGTGCTGACAGGGGTGCTCATATTCGGGCAACTCCTGTTGGTGCTGGGCCTGATGGTCTCAGTGATGTGTGCGTTCATCGTGGCCATCGTCATCAGTGACATCTGCAACATGCTGCGCATCAAGAGACAGCGCAGAGCTGAGCAAGGAGATACGTGGGGTTCCTAAGACATGATCCATGCCCGTGCGGTAAATCATCGGACGGGCTTTCGGTATACGACGACGGCGCATTCTGCCAAGTCTGCGAGAAGCAATTCAAGGGAGACGGCCTCAACAGCTTCACCGAGGACGACGTAGCGGCACACAACGCCGACAAGGATTGGACCCGACTGCAGGGTCACTACCAAGCCTTCACGAAGCGTGGCATCACCGAAGAGACCGCGAAGAAGATTGGCTACCAGTTGTCCGAGTTGCCCGATGGCACCCCGGTCCACCTGATGAACATCAAGGGCGACCGTGGCGAGCTGATCGGACAGAAGACGCGCACGAAGGACAAGGACTTCGCGTGGCGTGGGCCTGCAGGGAAGAACCCGCCGATATACATGAGCTGGCTCTGGCCGAGCAAAGGCCGCTCTGTGACCCTCACCGAGGGCGAGCTTGACGCGGCGTCGTACTATCAGGCCTTCGACCACAAGTGGCCCGTAGGCTCCCTGCCGAACGGCGTTGGCTCCGTAGAGAAGGCGATCATCCGCGACTACGACAAGCTCCTGAACTTCGACACCGTCTATCTGTGCTTCGACAAAGACGAGCCGGGTCAGAAGGCGTTGGAGAAGGCGTGTGAGCTGCTGCCTGCAGGACGCGTGAAGATCATCACGCTCCCTGAGGGCTGCAAGGACGCCAATGACGCCCTGCTCAAACACGGGCCTCAGTCACTCGTGCGGGCCTATTGGGACGCCAAGGACTATCGCCCTGACGGCATCGTGCTGGGCGAGGAGTTCACTCTGGACAAGCTGCAGCAGGCTTGTGCTCAGGGCTTCGCGTTGCCGTACCCCAAGCTGCAGGAGATGACCTACGGCCTGCGCAAGGGCGAGATTACGATGATCACGGCTGGCTCCGGTATCGGGAAGTCCACGTGGGCGCGTGAGCTGGCCTACTATCTCCACGAGACGCACGCTTGCAAGATTGGCAACGTGTACCTGGAGGAGAGCAACATCAAAACGGCGCAGGGCTACGTGGCTCTGCACACCGGGGTGTCGCTAGGCAAGCTGCGGTTCGACCCGACTGTCATCACGGACGCGCAGTGGAAAGACGCGCTTGAGAATGTGATCCACAAGAACATGGTCTTCTACGACCACTTCGGATCACTGGAGAGCAAGCGCTTGCTTTCTAAGATGCGCTACATGGCACAGGTGCTCAAGTGCGATTTCATCGTGCTCGACCACATCAGCATCGTGACCAGTGGCGTCGAGAGTAGCAGCGAAGGTGAGCGCAAGGACATCGACATCCTGATGACCAACCTGCGCAGTCTCGTGGAAGAGACCGGCGTGGGCATCATTGCCATCGTCCATCTGAAGCGCGCGAAGGGCAAAGACTTCAACGAGGGCGCTCAGGTTTCCCTGAGTGACTTCCGTGGGTCCGCAGCACTGGAGCAGCTGTCAGACAACGCGTACGCTCTGGAGCGCAACCAGCAAGCCAAAGACGGCAAGCAGACGAAGTCTCAAATACGCATCCTGAAGTGCCGAGAGATTGGTGAGACAGGCGAGGCTGACGTGCTGGAGTACGACAGGAGCGTTGGTCGCAACGTCGTTGCTTCGCCTTTCGAGGCCGTGAGCAACTTTGATCCACACTCAACAGACGAGGATATTCCGTTTTGATCAAACCTGAGACTGAGACGTTCACGTGCGGTCAATGTGGGAAGCCTGTGCTCACGTACTGGCATCCCGAGGGCAAAGGGTTGCTTCCGGGGTCATACGCTCTCCTTGGGGACGTAATGTTCCATGAGGAGTGCTGTGACGAATATCTGAAGGAGTTTCCGAACTGAAACGACTACTCTTCGACACTGAGAGCAACGGGTTCGTTGCCAATGCTACCAAGATACATTGCTCCGCATGGGCTGACGTAGACACCAACGAAGAGTGGGACTTCAAGCCGGGGCAAGACGCCGAGATGCTGGAGCTGCTGGACAAGGCAGACATGCTGATCGGTCACAACATCCAGCGCCACGATATCCCGCTGATCACCAAGCTCACCGGGTGGAAGCCTCGTGCAGGCGTCCTCGTGCGTGACACGATGATCATGGCGAGGCTGATCTACCCGAACGTCAAGGCGAGCGACAAGGACCTGATCGCCAAGGGCATCATGCCTGCGGGCAGGGAGTACCAAGGCAAGCACACGCTGGGTGCGTGGGGCTACCGATTGGGCGAGCAGAAGGGCGACTACGCGCAAGTACGTAGGGCGCAGGCTCTCGCTCTGGGCCTCACGGACGAGAAGGCCATTCTCGAATACGTGTGGGGCACGTGGAACGAAGACATGCACAGCTACATGCTGCAGGATCGAGAGACGAACCTGAAGCTGTGGCGGCATCTGCGTCCCGACGAATACGCGCAAGACCCAATCGTTCTGGAGCATCGCGTGGCCCGCGTGTGCGATGCTATGGAGCGCGCGGGAGTACCATTTGACCTGAAGGCCGCTGGTGAGCTGCAGGCTGAACTCACAGGACGCAAACATGAGCTGGAGCAGAAACTAATCCAGCACTTCGGTTACTGGTACGCACCTATCAGCCCTGATCCTACGAAGGCCCTCTTCGTTCCCAAGCAGCCCAACAAGAAGATGGGTTACTGGGGCGACGAAGGCGAACCCTACAAGGTCACGGACCCCGAGACTGGCAAGACCAAAACGATCAAGCCGTTCAAAGGGTATCCATGCACGAAGATCAAGCGTGTGGACTTCAATCCCGGCTCACGGGACCATATCGCGAAGGTCTTGATGGACCGTGGTTGGAAGCCAGAGAAGTTCACGGACGGTGGGTCACCGCAGCTGGACGAAGAGACCATTGAGAGCGTCGTCGCGCGCTATCCAGAGATGGATGGCCTTGGCGAGCTGCTGATGGTCGAGAAGCGACTGTCGCAACTCTGTGGCACCGACAACGCATTGATCCAATCGGTCAAGGACACTGGGCACATCCACGGCGTGATCAACCCCATGGGGACCATCACGTCACGCGGGGCGCACATGTTCCCCAACTTGGGGCAGGTGCCTTCCGCGAAGAAGCCCTACGGCGTTGCATTCCGCGCGCTGTTCTATGCGAAGTATCCGAACTGGGTATTCCTGGGTGCCGACCAACAAGGCTTAGAGCTGCGGGGGTTGGCGCACTACCTAGTGCCTCTCGATGGCGGCAAGTACGCGAAGGTCGTCGTTGAGGGTGATCCTCACTGGCTACACGCCCAAGTCATGGGCCTTGCAGAGGGTGAACGTGACAAACACAACAAGTGCCACACCATCGTCCGAGAAGACGGATCGAAGCGGTTCATCTACGCCTACATCTATGGGGCATGGGACCTCAAGTGCGGCGAGATTATCTACGAAGCCCTGCTCAACGCGAGACGCAACGCGGGCGACGAAGGTATCGAGCTGTACATCAAGTTCTTTGGTGACCCCAGCAGCCCGCCAGACGGCAAGCTCCTACGAAAAGTCGGAAAGACAGTACGAGATGCCTTTCTAAAGCGCATCGACGGCTTCGGCACTCTCAAGGAGAAGATAGGGGAACAGATTGCCAAGCGAGGCCGCATCAAGGCTCTCGACGGACGCATAATACCTATTCGCTCTGATCACTCAGCTCTCAACTTCATGATCCAAAGCGCTGGGGCAATCATCTGCAAACGATGGTTGGCCGACGCCTATGAAGAGTGTTGCGCTACATTCAAGGAAGGATGGGACGGGGACTTCTGCTTCGTTCTATGGGTACATGACGAAATCCAAGTCTGCTGTCGCCAAGAAGTCGCGCAAGCAATCGGTGAAATCCTCGTGCGCTGTGCGCGCAAAGCGGGTGACGCCTACGGCTTCCGTGTCCCGCTCGACAGCTCGTTCGATATCGGCGCGAACTGGGCCGAAACGCACTAGCGAAGTCACCCCCGAGATGCGTCTGCATCGTGTGCTCACACGAGCGCACCGTGGGACCTTTCGCGTCAAAGGAGACTTCGGGCGCAAGGAGGCCGACATCATCGCGATGGCAGCTTCGCTCCAGCTCATAACCACGAAGGTAGGCCCACAGCGGTTCGCTACCTCGTGGCACATCACAACCAAGGGCCTCACGTGGCTCAACGAAAAGGAAGACTAATGTTTCAGAACGTCAACGTGGTGGCTCTTGAGAGGGCAACGGATATCCTTGTGGGTCCGCAGGTCCGCGAGATGATCACCAATCTCTATCAGGTCATCGACCAAGCGATGTACCAAGGGCACCAGATGGCCCAGCAGGACATCCAGGTAAAGCTGGACGAGGCCTTCAGGGACGGCGTCGAGGATGGCAGGACCATTGGGTACGCGGATGCTCTCTTCGAATGCAACGACTGGAACGATGGCTACTTGGCGGGCGTTCGTGACGCTCGTGCGCAACCCGCTATTGCTGACGAGACCGTCGAGGCCATCATGGCGGAACAGGCACAGGACGCGGCTGAGGACCTGTACGACGACGACGACTACGACTACTGATGGCCAAGAAGCTGCTGCTGATCGACGGGGACGAGTTCATCTTCCGAGCGACAGCAGCCATCGAGCGTGAGACCCGCTGGGACGATCAGAACCACGTGATCTATGCCAACGAGAACGAAGCTGTCTTCAATCTCACAGGCATGATCAAGCGTATCTTCGACCGCTTTGAAACCAAGGAGCACGTGCTGTGCTTCTCGGAGCCGCCGAACTTCCGCTTCACAGTGGACCCTTCATACAAGAACAACCGTGCGGCCTCGCGTAAGCCTTTGTGCTACGCGGCGCTGCGCGAGCGTGTGAAGACGACGTATCGGTGCAAGTCGATGCCGGGGCTGGAGGCCGACGACGTCATGGGCATCCTCGCCACGAAGCCGGGGCGCACCCAGCGCATCATCGTCAGCCAAGACAAGGACATGAAGACCATCCCGACTACCGTGTGGACCGGGAAGGACCTTCTGCACATCAGCCAAGAGGAGGCCGACTACAATCACCTCTATCAAACGCTGATTGGCGACACGAGCGATGGGTACAAGGGGTGTCCGGGGGTGGGGCCTGTGAAGGCTGAGAAACTTCTGAACCTTGCTGCTGAGAGCTTGGCGGACACGCACCCACACAACACCGTCAGGTGGTGGCGCATCGTGAAGGCTTACGAGAAGGCAGGCCTCACCGAAGCCGACGCGCTCACGCAGGCACGCCTCGCGCGGATACTGCGGTTCACCGATTGGGACAGCGAGAAGAAAGAGCCGATACTGTGGACACCGACAACTTACAGCCTGTCTCATACGGAGCCTTAGGGGTACTGATGATACATGAGAGAGTGCGTGACGCTGACGAAGACCGAGAGGTTACACAGGAACCCATTGGTTTCGTTCACTTCAAGGAAGACGAGTGACCCCAGAGTTCCTAGTCCAACTCAGCGCCTCCGCAATCACCATCGCAGGCACGTACTACTATGGCAACAAATCGAAGCTGGGTCCTGTGTTGGGCCTAGCTGCGCAGGTGCCGTGGTGGATCATCATGGTCGAAGGCAACCTTTGGGGACTGCTCCCGGTCAACGGCATGATGGTCGTGCTGCACGCAAGAAACCTATGGAAGTGGAATAAGGAGACACATGGCTGACGCGTTTGACGTGGCACCAAAGAAGACCGTCCTTGGCACCCAAGTCGGCGGCTCGCACTACACCGACTGCGCCATCCAGCCCATCGAGTACATTTGGGCGAACAATCTTGGCTTCAGTGAAGGCAACATCGTCAAGTATGTGACCCGATGGCGAGCCAAGGGTGGCATCAAGGACCTTGAGAAGGCCAAGCACCACATCGCACTCCTGATCGAGCACGAGCTTGCCCTGCAGTCAAAGCAGTGACGCGCACGGGACCACCTACACCATAGCAGCTGCAGAGACAGTGAAGACACCGGGGGCCAAAAGGCTTCCGGGGTGTCCTGCTATCGACGTGTGGTGGTCCCGCAGCTTCGAACGCGGACGCGCTGAGGAGACCCTTGTGATCCGACAGGAGTACGAGGACCGCAGCACTGCGGACGTCTTGGAGCTGACATTTGGTCAGGTGTACGACCTGATCGACGCACTCAACAAAGCAGTGGAGAACACTTGATTACATTCGAACCATTCCCCAAGCTCGCACGCCTCTCCCGTGGGTGTGTGATCACTGAGAAGCTCGACGGGACCAATGCTCAGATCATCATCAAGAAGCTCCAGCCCACGTACGACCGTGCTGATGAGTTATACTTCGACATCCCTACAGGAGACCACTTCAAGCTCGCAGGCGACCTGAGCGTTGGGGACCTTTACATGGTAGCCGCAGGCTCCCGCACCCGCCTGATCGCCCCCGGTAAGACCACGGACAACTATGGCTTCGCTGCGTGGGTCTACGACAACGCCGATGAGCTGGTGAAGCTGGGAGAAGGTCGCCACTTCGGTGAGTGGTATGGCCAAGGCATCCAAAGAACGTACGGCCTCACTGAGAAGCGCTTCGCACTCTTCGACACACACAAGTGGCCTGAGATGCGCCCGCGTCCTGCGTGCGTCTCTGTGGTCCCTGTGTTGCATCGTGGGGAGTTCACCTCAGATGCCATCACAGCCGCCATGGACAACTTGGGCCTATTCGGTTCCACGGCTGTCCCCGGCTACATGAACCCCGAGGGCATCGTCGTCTATCACGAGCAGGCCAAGGTCTCGTTCAAGAAGACGTTCGACGACAAACACAAGGAAGCTGCATGACTACACAAGATTGGATTGGCGTCATCTCGACACTGGCAACCTTCGGCGCTGTGTTCGCCCTTGGTGGCGTGTGCGTGTTCATGCTGATCAAGGACGCGGTGATCCTCAAATGAAGACCATCATCGCGCTTCATGGTCTACCTGGATCAGGCAAGTCCGAAGTCCGCAAGATACTCGTGCAGGAACACGGCTTCTTCCCGCTCCGCGTTGCCAAGCGGTTGAAGGAGATGCTGTGGGCGTTGGGCTGCGACGACAGGCACATCGAAGGCGTCTTGAAAGAGGAGCCTTGTGGGCTGCTGGGTGGAGTGACCCCCCGCAGGTTCATGCAGACCCTTGGGCGGGAGCTTCCTGACGCACTGGGTGTCCCTGATCTGTGGGGACGCCTGTGGGCCGAGGAAGCCCAATGCCTCAATGCTCCACGCATCGTGGTCGAGGATCATCGGTACCCCAACGAGCTTTCGCACTTCATGAGCGTCGGCAAGACGCAGGTGTGGCAGATCAATCGCCCCGGTTTCCACGGGGACAACGGGGCCATGCAGCACCAAGCTGAGTGGCAGGAGAACCATTGGGACCAACAGGTGTGGAACGAAGGCACGCTGGAGGACCTGAAGTACAACATCGCATATAGGATGCAGTATGTCTAAGCTGACAGAAGAAGAAGCCCACGAACGCATCGCTGGCGTACTGCGGGCCTACGGCATCAAGGTGAAGATTGGTGGCTGCGGTTGCTGCGGGAGCCCCTTCATGGAAGCAGAGTTTCCTGATGGAGCCACGGCAGACATCGACAATTTTCACCTCGATACGTTCGATGATCTACCGCCTAAAGCGGGTTGATGGTTTCGATGACGAGGACGCAGACCTCATCCGCACGCTGCACGATGCTTGCTTCGGGAATACAGCACCACAGGTGGACCCAGAGCGGGGCCAATGGTGGGTTGCCTACACAGCAGATGACACGCGAGAGGCAGCGGGCTTCTGTGGTCTCACGCCTACCTATGCACATCCGTTCGAAGTCGGATATCTCAAGCGTGCGGGAGTGCTTCCTTGGCACCGAGGTGCTGGTCTTCAACGACGGTTCGTAAGGGTTCGTGAAGCTCGCGCCCGCCGCAACGGCTGGTCATCAATCGTCACCGACACCACAGACAACCCCGCATCAGCGAACAACCTGATCGCCTGCGGGTTCCGCATCTACGAACCCCCGGTCCCGTGGGGTTACCCTCAGACCATCTACTGGAGGAAGGAACTCTAGTGTTGCTTTTCATCGGCTACGCCGCGTGTGCGATGGCCATCTACGAACTCATGTGGAAGGACTACATCCATGTTTGATTTCACTGCTAACCCGCAGGCGGAACGCCAGCGTGAGCACCAGCCCAGCCACATCCGCACTATCGAAGCACAGACGCTCGACGCGTTGCTGAGGATCGAGGAGCTGCTGAACATCTTGCTGTCACGTGGTACGTCGCCTGCTCCCGTGAAGCCTGAGACGCCCAAGGCTACCCCAACCACCAAGAAGAACTCAAGGGAACTCTGATGATTGCCATCCGTTCGCCTATCCAGCAAATCGAAGACGAGGCTCGCAAGGAGCTGATCGAGGAGCAGGCAAAAGCCGCCAAGACGAAGATCAAGGCGTCCCTGCAGGCCATCGCCCGCGCTGAAGCCGTCGTCGCCAATCTGAAGCAGGAGCACGCTGTGATCCTGAGGCTGGCTGGCGAGAGCCTTGTTTAAGTACGTCCCACACCGCATCCTGTCCCGTCCTCTGCGTTTGCATTGGGCGGGATGGGAGACCAACACGTACGCGCTGCAGCAGGCAGGTTGGCAGCTAAGTGTCGAGCAGGACTTCTGGCAGAACCGAATGCGGATCGCCATGAAACATCAGGGCATGAACCTGATGGCAATGACGCCGTCGTTCGACTTTGAGTACGAGAGCGCGGCACTAGATCAGCAAAGATACATTGAGAGCTTCCCAATCCAAGTTGCCGCTGCGATGGGGCGTGACGTTGTCATTCATGAAGCCGGTAGGATTGACTGGATGTTCAAGGAAATAGACGCCACGCCTACCTTCACCACGAACCGCATCAGCAAGCTGGAAGACCTCGCGCACTTCGCGGTGCCGCTGGTTCGCACCAACGAAATCATCATCCCCGACGAGAGCGTTCCTGAGCTGCTGGAGCGCATCCTGAAGCTACAGGACCCCGCGAAGACCGACAGGATACGTGAGGAGATGCGGCACCCCGAGGGGCTTCTGATCGACGCCGTGCCAAAACAGAAGTTTCACGCGCAGATCATTTCACTAGCAGCATGAGACGCTGGCTCTACATCAACCGTGAAGGCTGCTGGGCACACACTCTCGTGCAGTACGCCATCATAGAGCGTGCTTGGGGACGCAACTGGCGTCAGACGCTGAACACAAGGCGCAAGAAGAAGTAAGCAATAGCTACCCGCGTTCTGCGGGTCCTCGTTGGCTGTGAACACAGCGGGCGAGTGAGAGACGCCTTCAGGGCATTAGGGCACGACGCTTGGTCGTGTGACCTGTTGGCGGCATCGGGAAATCATATTGAAGCTGACGTTCTCACTGTCCTCGACCGAGGATGGGACCTAGCGATTTTCCATCCACCCTGCACATACCTGTGCGGATCAGGACTTCATTGGAATAAGCGTGTACCTGGGCGCGCACAGCTCACAGAGGAAGCTCTGGAGTTCGTGCGGAAGCTTATGGGGACCAAGGTGCCTAAGTGGGCCTTGGAGAACCCCAAGGGCTGCATTGGCACCCGCATACGAAAGTCTGATCAGATTATCCAACCCTACGAGTACGGCGACGACGCCAGCAAGCAGACGTGTCTGTGGCTGCATGGTCTTCCGAAGCTCGTGCCCACGAAGTACATCGAGCCGCGCATTACGAAGGACGGCAAGAAGCGGTGGGAGAACCAAACCGACAGCGGACAGAACAGAGAAGGTCCGAGCGAGGACCGCTGGGCTATCCGCAGTCTCACGTACCAAGGCATAGCTGATGCTATGGCCCAACAATGGGGCTAACAAGTGACTGATATACCGATGGCCCGCGCACTCCTACAGGAAACCCTTGGCTGGGAGCTGGAGGATCATGTGCGGGACCACATCACGTCGGCTCTAGGGCTGATGACGCGTGTGGTGAAGAACCCTCCACGAAAGTCGGGGCACCAACCGATGACGGCTGAGCTGGGGGCAGAGGCTCGTAGGCTTCACAGGAGCACCAGCCTTACCAACGCTGAGATAGGACGAAAGCTCAACGTAGATGGTGGACGTGTTAGTGAAGCGCTGAATGGCATGTGGTGATGTTTGAAGATGACGACGACGAATGCCCCTGCTGCGGAGGAGACGAAGCGTGTCCTGACTGCGGAGGAACGGGAGTTGATCCGTGGGCAGACAGCGTACTTGACTGCCCTACGTGTGGAGGCGACGGCTTCTGCCCCGAATGCGGGTGAGATGCCTGACATACCTGAGTTCCTGAGGCGCACGTGACCCCTGATCTGGCCTCACGCAAGATCATCGTCGCAGCCTACTGCTACTACGTGCTCGACAACCCCGTCATGACTGATGCGCAGTATGACAAGCTATCGATCATCGTTGCTGAGGGCTGGGACGAACTGGACCCCGTGCGCCAGTGGCAGCTTGAGAGCGCCGCAGCAACGCGGGCAGGCGGGCACCACATCAAGTTCACGGCGTTCTCAGTGAGCGCGGCGTACTACCAGCACTCGTTGTTCCACAGGCAATACGCCACGCGCCCTCTGCCCACCGAATGGAAAGAACGCGAGGACGGCCTACGCTACGTGACTGCTACCGGATAAAAAAAAGCCCCTACCGTCTCACATGGAGATAGTAGGGGCTTTTTGGTTAGGCTTTAGGAGCAGCTTGTGCCGCCTGAATTTGCTCAGCAGAGAGCACGAGGTTCACAGCAGCAGCCGGGGTCACAGGGACCGCAGGGGACACAGCAGCCGCAACAGCCGCAAGGCCCACGGCACCAGCCGGGGAAGTCGTCGCTGCAATCAGAGAGACCGTAAGCGCGTCGATAGCATCCTGCGAGGACTGATGGTCCGCGATCAGCGCGGCGTTGTCGGCAGCGAGGCTTGCGTTGGTAGCCGCGAGGCCAGCGACCTTAGTGACGGCATCGGACAGCTTGGAGAGGTCGAGCTTCATGGCGTTGTGGGTTTCTTCCAGAAGGATGTGTAGAGGTAGACACCAGCCTGCAGAAGCAACCAGCCGCAGCCGAGGATCGGCAATGCTATTTGGGCGCTGTCAGACAAGTTGTGAAGCCAATAAGGGCTGGCAGCAGCCACAGCGGCTACGGCGTGTGTGTTGGTGTAGTCGGGATTGTCAGGGATCATTTCCAGCTCGCTCGCAGGCTTTCGTACCAAGCGAGCAGACGGGTGCCACATCGCTGTTCTAGGACCGCACGGTAGCGGTCAGACTTCCATAGGCTCTCGACTTCACCAGCCGTGAGAGCCTTATCAGGGATGCCCGCTACGCCACGGAAGCACGATTGAATGTCGGCTGGCGGGTACGGGAGCTGCGTTGGGGTCGCTTGCTCCGATGGCCCGCACGCGGCGAGCAGCATCGATGTCAAGACAAGGACCGGAATTGAAAGGCGTCTCACGTGAGAGGGCGTCCAGTTTGGAGTTGAGATAAGCGTCGGCAGTGGCGCGCTGAGCGTCGGCGGCAGTGATCATAGAGACAGTGAGCAGCCGCTTCTTCAGGTCGTTTACCTGGGCCTGTGCGTCTTCAGCTACTTTGCGCTTGTAGCCATCCATGTTGGACGACTGATACGCTAGCCCGAAGACGACGAGCACGATAGCTGCCGCTGCGAACTTCCAGTTCTTTAGGAACCAAGAGCACGCACCAAGCACGACCGTCAGCAGAACCACGATGACAAAGAGGGTCCAGTGGGCGCTTAGGTAAGAGAGGTACGCCATTAGTGGGGCGTAGCTCCGCTACTGAGGCCCTTCAGACAGAGGTCCCGCTCAGCTGCACGGCGGCGTGTGAGGCCGCGCACTTCGTGACCACTCGCGTGGTTCCAAGCCATCAGGCCGTTGCAGGCACCCTTGTGGTCACCTGCGTTGAGACGCTTGCGCACGTTGGACCCACAGAAGCCTGCGGAGCCTACGTTGTATGCGAAGGAGGTGTACGCGGCCTTCTCGTTATCCGAGATGGGGACCGTGATGCACCTTGAAATCTCTTCCCAGTATCGGGGGAGCTTCGCAGCGAGCATGTCCTTGCACTCTTGAGGAGTGTAGACGTCGCCCATCTTCACGCCTTCGGTCTCGCCGTAGCAAACCGTGGGTAGCCCGTGGGCCAAGGTGTCGTGATAAGTGTGAGTGGCGAGACCTTCGAACCCAGCAACGAGCGTTGCGCAGATTACGAAGGCTGCACCCACGTTCTTTAGGTTAGCCATGTGTCCTTATTGAAAGGCGGCGATTACATCGGCCTTGGTCGTGATGGTGCCCGCCGTGATCCCAGCACTCACCGTGGCGAACGTCTGGAAGCATCCGTCAACGAAGTTCGAGACAGCAGTTGCAAGACCGGCCACCTGGGCCGCGTTGATCACGGTGACCGTGCCGTCTGAGGAAACCCACGGAGTAGTGTAGGTTGTCGGCGCAGAGGCAGCAGCGATGCTGGCACCCATCAGCAGGAGCTTGGAGCGGTCGTCGGTAGAGACCTTGAGGCCACTTACCGTGAGGCCGCCTTGCTCCTTCTGCCACCGTGTGTCGGCAGCGAGAGCCAGAAGCTCAGCGACAATGCGTTCCTTGGGATACGGGGTGACAACGTAGCCACCTGGGTTCGCAGGGTCTTCGTTGACGAACTGGAAGTCCCCGGTGGGATAGGGCTGCTCTACGACCGCCTTGAGGCCGAGCGCATCACGCTCAGTCTGCAGGAGCATGTCAGCGCCCGTGTACTGGACGTCATTGAGGACGAAGGGTGTATCGCCCTGTACGACGTTTTTGTTTGGTAGGATGTATCGGGTCATCGTGCTCTTGCGTATTTGAAGGGGTTCTCAGCGAAGGCTGCGAATACGTAGGCAGCGGAACCGCCGCTTTCGTTCCAAGTCTGGAGTGTTGTGCGAAGCTTGAAGCCGTTGCTGAGTAAATCCACAGCGACTGCGGAGCCTTCGGCGTTGTTCAAGTTGGGGGCTAGATAGTTGGCCCCGACGTTGGCGGGGTCGCGCAACGTATCGTTAATAGCCCATGGAGAGGCGGCAGCGTTGGTTCCGGTGTACTCCTTGACCAGCACAAACTTCGGCCTGAAGCCACAGTATACGAACGGGCCATCTGCGGAACCGTTACCAGCGTAGCTTCCGAACTTGGAGAAGCCGGGAACGTCGGTGAACAGATAGGTGACATAGGTGCCACTTGCGGAGTTAGTTGCTGTGTTTGTTCCTACCGAAAACACCGCCGATGTGGGAGCTGTGCTATTCCAAACAGTCGTGTCTGCTGCGGTCGCCCCCGACCCTTGTATGTTTAGGTAGTTTGCCGCCGGAAGCGAAGAGTGCCAAACAATTCCCGGCTGGGTAACACCGGTCCGTGCCTTAACAAGCATGAATGTAGGCGCAACCCCGAGAGAATGGGAGACTGTGCGGTTTGCGCCCGTGCCTGTGTAGATTTGGATATCAAAGCCGGGAGTTGCACCCTTCTTCCACTGCCAAGCGGTGTAGGTGTCACCGGACTTGTTTACATAGTCCGCTCCAGATGACCCTGAAGTTACCTGAAACCCGTTGGACAGCGCCGACGAAACGTATCCGTACAAGTTCGTGCTTGCGCCACCTTCAGCGTACGTTTGATCAGATGACCATTCTTTGAGAGCAGCAAACGTACGAACGCTATCGAACAGGGTGTGAGCCCTAACAGCACTTCTGGTCTTAATCCACACAAGGTCTGGTTGGAACCCCGCGTTGGATAGTGACCGTGGCGTGGTGGCGTCACCAGCGTAGAGGCTGATGTCCATGTATTGGTTAGGCTTGACGATGGCAGGCGCTGATAGGTTCTGCGTGCAGAGCGCCTTCGCTCCAGACGGGGGGGCATAAGCAAACCCGCGCTGCCCACAGTTCAGTACGAGCGTATCTGCGCCGTTGTTGAAGGCCGCGAGGTGGGGCGCGATGTCTCCAGTGACGCCCGTGAGCGCCGCTGTGCCACCGTTCTGGATGACGCCGTTCTTGTAGAAGAAGACGGAGCCTGCGTTGATTTCGCAGCCGATGACGTCGCCTGTGGCGTAGGTAGAGCCGTAGGCCGCGCCGCCCCCAGACGTGTACTTCTGTGCGGTCTGAGCGTATCCAACAGCGGTAGTATCTGTAGAGCTGAAGCCCGGATACGTGGCGCAGTTGGTCGCACCTGAGACACCGACGATGACGCCGTTAGTCGCGTTGACTACAGTGGCTTCGAAGAACCAATGCCCCGCTGAGGGCACCCACAGCGTCGAGCGTGCGCTGTTCCAGCCTGTGGTGCCCGTGCCGAGCTTCGTGTTCGCTTCCGACAGCACAGGAACGCCACCCTTATCTAGGGGGGACAGGGTGCCGTAGTTGCCTCGTGCGTTGTCAGTGGTAGAGCCACTGTCCGCTCCGAAGCTCGTGGGGCTGTCCGTGAGGCTGTCGTTGGTGACGCCTGCGGTTACACTGATGCCCGAGGGCGTCCAGTTGTTCCCGTTTCCCGAGCGATCCAGAGCCACGTTGGTGGTCGTAGAGTTGTCCGAGAAGTCGAGATGGAAACCGTTGGTGCCGTAGGTAAGACCTGTGGGAGTGATGGGGGACCATACGCCCGTGGTAGGATCAGACTGCCCGAACACAGACGGGGTCATCGTGCTTCCGTCGATGACGAATGTGTCAGCGGTATAGAAGTCAGACGGACCCGTGTGATTGTACAGTGCGCCAATCGTGTTGTTGGCGTTGTTGTACAGGAACTGGTGTGTGGCGTTCAGAGCCGGGTAGTTCGTTGCCGCGAATGAAGTAACGGCGACACCGTTGACCCACACGAGCACGCGGTTGGCTGCGGTTGCCTGCGTGGTGTCGATGGCGACGTCAATGCAGTACCACGCACCTGTGTCGCGATAGACGGCGCTGGTGTCCACGTTGAACGCAGACGCGCCACCGAAGGACACTGAGAGCTGGTCGGAGCCGTTGAACCCAATGGAGCTGGCGGTGGCCGAGGAGCCGTCGTAGCACGTCAGGAAGATTTGGTAGACGCCAAGCGTCCCTCGCTTAACCCACCCGTGGTAGTACAGCTTCGTGCGCGTAGTCGGGAGCGCGGCAAACGTGCGACCAAGGTAAGCGGTGTTGTTTGCGCGGAAGCGCAAGCTCCTGCTGATCTGGTAGCCGGTGCTGTTAGCGCCGCCCTGCGTCGTGAATGGAAACATTAGCTGTTTGTGCCGTTCCGCACTCCCACCAGTTCGTAGGTCGTGCCGTTGTAGAAGAAGGTCAGGAAGTCCTTGCCGGTCGCGCTTGCGGTGTAGCCGGTCACCTTGAATGCGGTGCCCCACGCCACAGCGTTAGTCGTGCTGAAGGAAATCGAGATGCCGATGAAACTGTTGGTGGGTGGATTGGTCGTCGGGTTCGCAATGGTGAACGTCGAGCCGCTGACGGTTACAGTCCAAATCTGGTTGGTGGAGAAGTTGGCACCAGCGCCACTGGTGAGCGCCGCAGCCGAAGGCGACTGCACGTAGCTCCAGGTATTCGCTTGGTTCAGGAAGGGCACAGTGGCCCCCGAGGTGCCCGTGCTCGCCACAGCTGCCGATCCGAGACCGAGGTTCGACCGCGCCGTAGAGGCGTTCGCGAGGTCCGACAGGTTGCTTGCCTTCTGCGCGGCAGAGGTGAAGCGGCTGTCGTCACCGGCCGCTACGGTTCCCGTGCTGGTGCCCACGCCGAGTACGGCAGCACCACCGAGGCCGAGGTTCGATCGGGCAGTTGCTGTGCTGGAGACGTCAGAGAGGTTGTTGGTCTTCACCAAGCCGTCAGTGATGCCGTAGCCCGAGATGGTGGTGGGCTTGGAGCCAATCTGTGCGAACGTGTAGTCGCCCGAGACGGCCACGACGGCACCTGAGCGCCCGAATACCGTAGCGACCGACGTCGCACCGTAGGCAACCCACGTGGAGCCGTTGTAGACGTAGAGCGTGTTGCCTGCAGTGTTCCAGTAGAGGTTACCGGACACGAGAGCGCCTCCCGTGTTGTTCAGCGGGGGCGCAGAGGCGAAACCTCCGAGGTATTCGTTATTGAACGCCGTGAGGGAGTTGGCAGCGGCGGTTGCCGAAGCTGCCGCAGCCGTAGCGGACGCCCCAGCAGCCGCAGTGGCCGTGGCGACCGAGGTTGCCAGTGAGGCGTTGATAGTAGCAATGACAGTGTCGGGGTCAGACAGACTTTCGTAGACGGTGTCCGTGACGTAGTAGGAAGAGGTGGGTGTATCGGTCATAGTCCGTCATCGAAAATGAGTGCGGGTTGCACAGACGCGTCTGCGGTGAGTTCGTCACCATCGGCCTGCTCTTGGAGCATCGTGGTGATCTGCGTGTATCGACCTTCGAACTGCTTGGAGCGTTCGTCGTTGTAATAGTCGCACGCAGCTGACAGGGCACCGTAGATGATCGCATCCGGGGCAACCTGTGTCAGAATGTTCGACTGCGTGTCGTCGGTGAGCTGGGGGAAGGCCGCGTAGTAGTCGAAGCGTACCTTAGCGCCTGCCGCTGGGGAGGGGCCGAGCCACCACTTGGAGCCTTGGCGACAGAAGATCAGCGGGTCACCTAGGGTGATGGCTGCGGTCTTCACCTTGGTGAGCTGCTCACGCTGAAGCTGATAGACCGAAAAGGAGCTGGTGTATTCCATGCTGATCAGCTCCAGGTAATCGCTGGGGATGATCAGGCCGTTGTAGCTCGCACCGATGGTGGCAACGATGGACTTCTCCATCATAGGGACACGCAGCTCACGCTGGATGCGTCGGATCGCTTGGTTGATAAACGTGCTGACGAGGGACGTATTGTTCTTCAAGTCAGTACGGTTCATGAGGCTCGTAAACTGAGCCTTCACTTCTCCTAAAGTCATTCGTCAGTACGTTTCTTGTGGTTGGTCTGTGTGGCAGGATTTGAACCTGCGGCCCCCTGTGCCCAAAACAGGTGCTCTGGCCGTGCTGAGCTACACACAGTTGGAATTAGATGCGTTTGGTGGTCGTTATGAAGACGTCGAGAGCGTATCGGTCGAGCATCTTCAGCGTCTCGCGGGCTGGTGCCGTCATGACGTCGAAATTGTAGAGGCGAAGGAGTTCATCCACGACCTCAACGGGGATCGAAGCCACGCGATAGAAGTCACCAGCGGGCTTGTTCTTGCTGTCAACCTTCTCGCGGCGCAGATCAGCTAGGAAGTCGTCGGGGATTTCCTGAGTGCGCTTAATGATGAGGTCGTTAGTAGTCCGGTCTTGATCGAACGAGACCAAGCTATCGAGCACTTTCGGCTCGTCGTAAAATTCGGTCATAGGTCCTTGAAAATACAAAGGGCCACAGGGGTGCTTTATGTCCTGTGGCCCTCGTGGGTAGTTAGTTAGAGCTTAGAAGCCCGAAGCAGCCTCAACGACCATCGCAGCCGCCGAGTAGTTCTTGTGCTTCAGCGAGAACTCGCCGACGATCATCTGTTTGATGCTGTCGCCAGTCTTCGCGAGGCTCTCACGGGTCCACGGGCGCAGCGTCGGCAACGACCACATATCGGGGTCGATGATGAACGTGTTCTTCGCCTTCTGGAACCGATTGATCTCCACCTTGGTTTCACCGAACGGCGAGACGTACAGGTTCACCACGTTGACGATGGTGCCCTTGGACGAGCTGCCCGTGTCGATGGTACGGTAGCGACCCGCAGCCGCAGCGAAGCCCGCGAGGATCACGGAGTTCGAAGGCGTCACGAAGATACGCGACGGCTCAGCACCAGCGGTGTACGCGGCCTGCAGCGCGGTGAGCAGGAAGGCTTCGGAGAGCGCAGTAGCGCCCGAGCCGGTGTAGGTGATGTTGCCCGAGACAACCATCTGCTGCGCACCAGCGAGCGAGCTGGCCGTCGAGGCGTTACCCGCAGCAGAGGTCTGAGCCGTGCCGACGAGAGCGTTCTCAAGGTCGCGCTTTACCTGGGCCGCTGACTTGGCCATCTGGTACGCCATTTCCTTGGCGCGACCGTAGGTGGACACAACTTCCGCAGTGCCAGAGACCTGAACGGCTTCGGTCATGATCTGCGCGTAGTTGTTCCGCATCACGGTCGGGTTGACAGTGATGTACGAAGCGTCCGCACCTTCGACCTGAGCGTTGGTGCCGACTGCCCGCAGGCTGTCTTCCTGCCACTGGAACAGGCGCTGAGTGATCTTCTCACTCTTGAGCATGCTCTGGAACGGCGTCTTGCGCGGGGTGATGTTGGTGATGACATCGGAGATATCCTCCTTGATGCCAATCATCTGGTAGGTCTGGTAGGTAGCCATTAGAGAAAGGTAGCTTTCAAAAAAGTGTGGTGTTGAAAATTAGTCGTTGGCGATCATCGCGAGGAATGCGTTCTCGGCGTCGTCCATCGAGCCCGTCTTCTTCAGCCTATCGTTCGCAATCTTGCGTTCAACAGACTTAGCCGGGGGCTTGTTTGCCGATGGGGAGGCAGAGGTCTTCACAATCTTCTTCGGGGTCTTGTTGACCTTGGTGGTCTGCACCTTGGTGGCTCCACGTTTGAACTGCATAGCCATGTGCATCATCTTGAAGGCGGCGGGATCGGTCAGGCCATTGACCATCTCCTTGTCCAAGCCCATCTCCACACCGAACGCGCGTATGTCGTTGTAGAGGGTCTCGTTCCAGCCTTTGATGAAGGTGGGGCTATCTTCGGTAGTGAGCGCCTTGATGCAGGCCTGTGCGGATTTCCCGCGTTCAGCCTTCTGGGCCTCTTGGACCTGCGTCATGAACCCGTCGAGTTCAGTCTTCAGGAACTGCTCGTCATCGAATGCGCGCTGAGCTTCAGCCTGTAGCGCACTGACGTCGTCTGCAGTGACGGCGGGGTCCTTCATGAGTGCCGCCCAGTTGATCTGACGGTACGGGTTCGCACGTTCCGAAGCTCGCTTGAGCATGATGTCGAGGCCTGCGATGTTCTTCGCACGGTCAGCTTCGACAGCCTTGCGCTCGTCAGCGACTTCTTGGGACTTGCGGGTAAGAGCAGCCTCTTGACCGAACAGACGCTTCAGGTCCTTGACGGGGACTTCGTGTTCCTCGTCGCCAACCTTCACCTTGACATAGATGTCGTCGCTCTCGGCGTACTTCTTGTCTTTGGCTTTGTCGTCGTTCTCGTCTTCGCCTTCGTCACCTTCGTCGTCGTCATCTGGACTTTCGTCGGACGCGTCTTCGTCGTTGGCTTCGTCGTCGTCTTGCTCTTCGTTCGAGGAGTTGTCGTCCTCTTCGTTGCCCTTCTCCGATGGCTTCTTCCGCTTGGGATCAGAAGCGTCGTCTTCCGTTTCCGGGGTGGGCTTTTCCAGGAACGCGTTGGCGATGTCGTCTTCGCCTTCAAGCGCTTCCGGGTATTCATTCAGTATAGCAGCGTCCTTTTGGATAGCTGGCATGATCAATTCATTCCATCATAGATGTCGTGGACGGCCGGATCGTCAGTGACTTCCGGTTGGTCCGTGGTGCAGGGGAGGTGGGCGATGTAGTCGTTTGCAAACTTCTTCGTGAGCGCTAGGAAGTCATCGAAGCCTCTGTAGGCCGCGTGTATCTTCTCGCGCTCCGTGCTGTCTTTGGCGTCCAGCATGTCTGCGGCACACTGCTGTGCGTATAACTTCGTCAGCAGTTGGAAAGGCTCAGCGCGGAGGAGTTCATTTGAAAACTCCCCCAGCGCCAAGATAGTCTCTTCGTTCAACCGATGTCCTTGTTGTGAAGGTACGACATCATCTTGTTGATGAGGTCTGGCCCACGCACCTGTGCATCCGAGGCTGCGCGGGGGTCGATGAATTGTCCTGTGACCGGGTCGCGCATCATCGCTGTGTTGCGTTGAAAGAACGACATCGGGTCAGGGGTAGGGATAGGAGCCGGGGCATCTGCAGGACGAGCCTGCGGCATCGGAGTAGACGCTGGTTGTGGCGGCGTAGCCACCTGAGGTGCCGGGGTTACTGGAGGAGGTCCACCAGCAGACATAGGGTCCGTGCCTGACGGGTAGGGAGCAGGCGCGGCGTAGTTGCTCTGAGAGATAGGAGGAGCAACCGATGGTGCAGGCGCAGGAGGCGCGTTGAACGCCCCCCGATGATCGTTCAGGATGTCAGGAGACGTCGCCCCATTCACAGCGGCACCCGCAGCTCCCCCCATGAACGGGAGGAGCATTGATAGTGAGGTGGAAGGGCCGGGTGTGTACTTGTCAGCGAACTGGCGTATCCGATGGATGCCATTAGACAGCCCGTCGAAAGAGGTAGGGAATGCCATGGGTGTCCTTAGGGTCTCGGGTTTGCTGAGGCGCTGACTTGTATCTTCGCCTTCTCGTTCTTGAGGGCTTCACGCTCGATATCCAACTCGGCGTCGGCTACCTGGATGCGAGACGTAGTCTCTGCGTCCTGACGGTCGTGCGTGCGGTCGTGATCGAGGGTCTTGAGCTGCAGAGCCTTGCCATCCAACTCCAGCCTCGACTGATCGAGAGCATAGAGGCGGTTGTCCTTCTGCTGGCCATTAGAGGCCTGCTGCAGGGCGGCCTGAGCCATCTTGTCCTTGATGTCCAGCTCGCGAACCTTGAGAGGATCGGGCTGCGGCTGCGTGGTCTGATCGGGCACTGAGATGTACGCGGGTGCCCTGTTGAGGCCTGCGAGTTTCATCGTGTCGCGGATCAGCTCGTACTCGTTCTGCTGCTTGAAGAGCGGGTTGCCCTTGAGCATCTTGTACGCTTCAGTGTGTTTCTGGACGGCGATGTCCTTCTCACCATAGCCGAGGTGCATCGAGACCGAGCACGTCTTGCGCTCTGTCCACAGACGCGGATCAATGGTAAGCGCAGCGCCAGCGACTTCTAGGACCGACTGCTTGTCCTCGTGGATGATAGACAGGCGTATCACCTCAAGCATCAGCGGAATGAAGAAGTTGTACGCGAAGTTTCGCGCCATAATCTTCCCACGGCCACCTGAGGCCTTCACCATGTTGTCCACGAGACCCTTAGAGTTCTGCGTGGAGATGGCGTCCTTGTTCAGGCCCTGTGAGAGCGCTGAAATGCCGGTACTCTTCTCGTTGTTATCCGTCAGCAACGTGAGCGTCTGGAAGACATACGGGTTGAGGTTGTTCTGCTGCATCGGCGTGACGCTGTCAGGACGGCGCACGTTGACGACGCCACCGAGGCGGTTGTCGAGCAGCTCTCGTGGGTTCATGAGACCGCCGTTGACCACGAAGTACCGAGGGTTCGTCGTGATAGCCGTGTGGTCCAATACACCACGGAACAGCACAGTGCGTGCGTTCTGCGTCGGGATCACGCGCTGGGCAAAGTTGTTGCCGTAGAAGACGTGCGGGACCGGCAAGGGGACGTAAGCGAGGAAGGGCGCTTTGTCCACTTCTTGGGGTTTGTCCAACAGCACGGCATCCGTGTGGCACATCTTGTACAGACGGACGCCCTTGGCGGGGTCGAGCTGAATGCGGATGTAGCTTTCAAAATAGACAACGTAGGCCAGCTCGTCTTGAGCAGGGTCGTCGCCCATCTGGCTGGAGCGTGTGGGGTCCGTACGTGCGATGACTTCAGGACTGAAGCGCAGCGCGGTGGCTTCGTCGGCAGCAAGGGCCATGACCTTCTTGCGGTTGAAGCCCATGTCAATGAGTTCAGCCTTGGTCTTTGGCGTGCGATGGCCGACGTAGGTAGCCGTGAAGATGCTGGTGGCCAAAGGCTCAATCAGGAACTCTTCGGGGGCCACGTTGACGATGGTGACCTTGGAGACGTCCTTCTTGCGCACGAGGTTGCCGCTGAAGGCGCCTGTGTCGTCAGCATCGGCGTCGAACTCGTCAACGTCTTCTTGAGATGCGAGGGCGTGCGCGTCGTCGTAGCTGATGGGTCCGAACGTCTCTTCGGAGTATTCGTACTTCTCTTCCCAAAAGATTTTGGCAACGCCCGCGCGGGCCGTGAGGCCGTCGTAGATCACCCCACCGAAGACGTTGTAGCCTTCGTTCTGGCGGAAGATGACGTAGCTGGCGTACTCAGTAGCGATGCGGCACTGATCGGCGTTCATATCCTGATCAGGATCGAACTCAGCGATGTGGTCGCCAGCAGCGAACACCTCAAGCAGCTGGGTGCGCTGGCTCTCGACGCTGTCATACACGTCCGAGGAAACGTAGGACGAAGAACCTTCGTTCTGCCGCTTGGGCAAGACGCCGTTCAGGTAGTTGGTAACTCGCTCGCGCTCTCGGGAGAGCTTGCTATCAGTCCAGTTGACGCTGCTTCGGGACTTGGCGAGAACCTTGGTGAGGATGTCGGCATCCTGCAGTACAGTTGGCTTCTTCGCCATCTAGGTCCTTAAATTGCTTCGGAGTAAAATTCGTCTGTGACCACCACGGGCTTCCATTTGCCCTCGTGGATGTAGTTGGCAATCGCGAGAGCCATGACGGTGTCGTCATGCTCGCCGTCTTCGGCCTGCATCTTGCCGCTCTCAGTCACGACGTAAGACAGCATCTCTTGGAGCGTTTGCTTGTCGTAGATTTCGATTTCGCGTTCGCGGTCTGAGGCGCGCAGCTTGTCGATGATGAGAGGCTTGGTGCGTTCTGACGTGAAGAACCCGATGTTGATCGTGTCCTTGTCAGGCTCCAGCGTGCCCTCTACCTGGTCCGTGTAGATGTACGGATAATCCATGTCGCGTAGGGCAACACAGGTGACTAGGCCGTGGTTGTTGCGTTCAGGGGCTATAAGCGCCGAGTTGTAGTGGTAACCGAGCGTTACAAGAATGCGTGCGAACACGTCGGGATGCACAAGGCCCCGCCACACAGCCACCTGTCGAAGGTTGCTGTCGAGGATTTGGGCGACCGAGGGGTCACCGTCCTTGCGGCCCATAACCGCGCCCCGGATACCCATGCCGACGTCGGCACCAATGGTGTACGTCTCTTTGTCGTCGCGTTCGCGGTAGACCTTCAGTTCACCACGGGGGTGTTCCTTGAGCACACCAATCGGTGCGGTCTTGCCCCCTTCGAACACGTCTTCTACCGCCATATAGCGGAGAGGCTGTATTACGTTGCGCAGGCGCTCATTCAAGTGGTCGGGGTTGAATACGGGACGACCTGTAGAGATGAAGGCTTCGTCCGGTGTCGCTGGGTACTCTTGGCGGAATAGGTCAGCGCCATTCGTTGCAATCTTACGCCGACGCCAGAACAACTGATCGTTGCTCGTGAGGCCTTCGTCATAGAAGCGTGTGACGAGGTCTTCTTCGTCAGGTGTGCGCTGGAAGTCAGCAGGCGCGGGTTCGCGATATTCGTCGCTCTCGAACCACGCTGAGAAGAATGTCTCATAGCCGTTAGTGCCGTTGTCAGCACCAACCCACATCTCACGGAACTTGCCAGTCATGCCCTGCGCAGTGCTCTCCAAGAAGATGGCGGTGCCGTCTACGTCGGGGATGGCCTGCACGAGGCCGTTGAAGTTCGTGTTCGCGAAAGCGGTGGGCCAGAAGGCCACCTCAGATAGGTGCGCCACGGTGAGGGTTTCACCACGGGCAACGCCACGTCCACCTGCTGTAGCCACGCGGAGACCTGTGTCGAGCTTGTCGAACACCAGTTCTGTACGCGATGAGTATTTTGTAGATGGTCTGACAATGTCGGGGACGTTCTCATGTATGCGCTTGTACATATCGAAGAGCGTCTGAGTGCTCTCCGCTTCGTGCGCCATCACGAGGCCCTTCTGAGCCTTGTGTTGCGAGAGCCAGAAGTATTGCCACGCGGAAATGACGGTCGAGAGGCCCTGCTGGCGCGCCTTGAGCACGACAATGCGGATGCGCCCTGTGCGCGCCATCTGCTCGATGAGCTTCTTGGCGAAGCGGCGTTGGACGCGGTTCAGGATCAGCGGGACAATGGTGCCCTGCTTGGTCCTGATCTTCACGCAATGCTTCGCGTAGAACTCAAAGTCGTTGAGGAGCTTCTTGCGGGCCGCGAGGAGCGCTGGGTTCAGCGCAACCTCATCGGTGATTTCAACCATCGCTCTTCATGTCTTCCGCAACGGCAGCGAGGAAGTCTTCCGCCTTGTTGAGCGTGAGCTTCGACTTGCTTTCCGGCTTCGACTTGGTGAAGTTGAGAACGGTGTTGATGGCTTGAATTTTGATCTGCTGGGTGGAGGGTCCTACCGCGAGCACGAAGGCTTCACGTAGTGCGGCCTCAGCCTTGCCTGCGTCGGTGTTGGGAACTGATACAAGCTCAGGCTCTTTGCCTTCCTGCTCGACCAACACCATTTCGTCGTCAGGCAGTTCGCCTACGTCTTTCATGATCTGGATAAACCTGTCTGCTAATTCATTGGCGCGCTCCCATAGAGGGATAGCGTCTCGACGGCGCATGCCGTTTGGCACGCCATTTCGGAACATTCGCTCCGGGCATTCTTTGACAAGACGCGCACGGGTCTCGTTGCGCTTCTTCATTTTCTCGCGGAAGGCCACGCCCTCAGACCCTTCGTCGTGCCACAGAAACTTTAGGCGCTCTGAGGCACGTGGGACGACGCGCTTCCCTTGCGACCGGGGCGAGGTTTTGTATTTCCTCGCCGCCGGTTTCTTCTTTACTTTGTCCACAGTCGGTTCATTTCGTCCTTGAAGCGGGCCTTCACAGAAGCACCTGCCGCAGGAGACATAAGACCAGCAGTGTGGTTGATTGCGCGGAACGCGAGGGCCTTGTTGTTGCCAATCGCGTAGAGCTGACGCAGCAGCCCGTTTAGAGCTGCAGCCATCTCTGGATGGTCTGCCTTGACGCTTTCGATCACACCTTCGCGGCCCTTAGCGGTGTCCAGCGTACTGTTGTAGTAGCTGTCCTTGCGTCCGCGTGGCGCGTTGGGGATATGGCTCTGCACTTCAGAAGCCGCGTACTGCTCTGGCGTAATGTCACGCGGGTGCAGCCTGTCCTCAGGAAGAGGATCGTAGCCACCAACACCTTCGAACGGATCAGCAGGTGCGTCTGTCTTCACCTTGCCATTCAGCTTGGTGATCTTCGACGGGCCTGTGGGGACCGGGGGTGCCGGGGGTTCTGCGGGCGACGCGGGGCCTTGAGGCTTGTCCTGCATCAGCGCCTTGGCGAGAAGCGTTGCGTTGCGCGTGAGGCCTGTGACCGGATTGGTCGCGGGCGGCTTCGGCAGCGTGGGCACTTCGGGCATGCCCTGCATCGGGTCAGGCGCGGGAGCCGGTGGCGGCGCAGGAGGTTCAGGTGGTGTGCTGTTCGCTTGCACCTTCGCCAAGTAGGCCTTCTGTGCCCACATGTCCTTTGCGCTCTTCGCGGCATCACCAACGACCTTCGTGGGGTCTACCTGGGGAACAGGTGGCGGCGCGGGAGGAGCAACAGGCTCAGGAGGTAAGCCTGCCTTCAGCTTCTGCTTCAGCATCGTCAGCGCCATCGGACTGATGGTCGGCTGTGGTGCTTGCGGCGTAGGAGCAGCAGGAGGAGCAACCTGAGGACCCGTAGGTCCGGTCATCGGAGGACGCGGTCCCCACGGTGAAGCCTGTGCGGGCTGCGCCGCACCCGGAGGTGCTACCTGAGGCCCGGTCGGCCCAGTTCGCAGTGGCGGCACAGGACCCCACGGCTGCGCAGGACCCGGAGGTGGTGCGCTGGGGGCAGCGGGTGCTTGTGGTGTCTGAGGGAGCCGCGTCTGCGCATTCATGTCAGCGAAGTGCTGCACGAACGTGTTCGCAGGCGAGCGTGCGCCGGTTAGTCCGTCTATGGCGCGAGCAATGCCATAGGCGCCGAGGCCTGCTCCAGCAAACGCGGGAGACGCGGTGCCGAGGAGATGTAGACCAACGGCTGTAGCGGCAGTGCCCGCGATAGCTCGTGTAGGGTCGGTGATGAAAGACAACTTCTTGTCCATCATACCAGACACGCCACCTGACCAACGGCCTTCACCAGCGTCGTACGAACCCTTGTTCTGCAAGAGCTGCAGCATGCGGGCCTGTCGGGCTAGGTGGGTGATGTTGGCACCATCAGGCGTAGCCGAAGTGGCGCTTTCGATTGTCTTGACGTCGTCAGCGGAGAGATGCTGGCCGTCCTGCGCACGCTGGAGCACGTTGTCAGCGTCGGGGCTGAGAGGCGTGGCCTTGCGTACGTTGCTTGCTGCATCACGCAGCTCGTTCTTCACGTCAGACTTGACGGCCTGAAGAGCGTTAAAGTCGTTCCTGCCGCCGCCGAATGTGGCTCCGAGCTTCTCGCCCGTGTCCTGTATTCGCTTTGCGGCAGCTGCGGTCGCAGCGGCGTTCTCGCCACCGAACTCGCGGTTGGCTACGGCGAAGTGCGCGTCGGCAGCAGCCCTTGGTGCAGCCATAGCAGCACCTGTAGCCAAGCCCGTCGCTCCCGCGTTGATAGTGCGCGCGGGGTCATACTGGACACCGTTGGGCGTGCCTGCTGTAGAGCCAACTTGGTTGATGGCGTCGGCAGCGGCGGCACCTGCAGCGCCTGTGGCTCCCGTGTTGAGATATTTGAGAGCGGCGTCACTGATACCTTTCCCGCCGACACTGGCGAGCCTGTTGGCCCCCGGAATAAGTCGGGACGGCAGCACAGCGGACACAGCGGCCTCAGGGACCGAGTGTGCGACGGCGCGCAGCTTGTCTTCTGCAGCAGGTTCAGCGGAAGCGTCACCTGTGCGAATTTCCGCGTCGGTCTTGGCGTTGCGGCCAAGGACGCGCGAGAGCGTTGAGGCCCCAGCGCCGATGATACCAGCGAGAGCCTTGGACTTCACGCCACCCGGAGCCAACTTGGCAGCGGCGGTGCCCGCGAGCATATCCTGGGTGATACCTGGCGCTGCTTCAGCTACTGCCTGCGGGATGTTCCCGAGGTGAAGGCCTTTGGCATCGTAAACCGGAGCAGGGACGTAGTTCTTCGGGGCTACCGTGGAGGCAACCTTGTCGATGCCCGACGTGTCCGCACCTGCAAAGTATTTCGCAGTGTCAGCGTTGCCGAGGTGTGACAGACCTTCACGGAAGCCTGCAATGACGCCAGAAGGGGCATCAGTAGCAGCAGGGGCCTTTGGGGCCGCCTGCGTCTCTTGGTCCTTGAAGTGCTGGTAGCCCGCCAGAGCAGCTTCTTGGCTGTCTGCGTCGATGTGGAGTTTGCGTCCATCATCGAGACTTAGTTCAAATACGGGCACAGCCGTTCCTTATGGTGTGATGACTTTGATGCCGTTGACGCCCTGCGGGAGAGACGTGGGAGCTTTGCCGAACAGGTTGTTCGATGAGACGTACTTGTTCACCTCTTGAGTGAAGCCGTCATCGAGCTGTCCGTGTTCCTTCACGTAATCATCGCGCATCTGCCCAATCTTCTGCTTCCGCTGGTACATCTGTTCCATGTAGCCAAGCAGCTTTGCGTTGGTTTCAGGATTGTTGTTCAGACCGGGGGCGATTGCTGACAAGAAGTTACGGTCGCTATCCGAGAGTGATCCCGGCATGCCGTCAACCTTGCGTGCGGCGAGCGTGAGCTGGTTGTGCAGTGAGTTCACAACTTGCGAGTTCTCTACGCCAGCGACATTCATGCCCAGAGCTTTCATGTAGCCCTTGGCTGCAGCCCACGCCTCACCCCCGTTGCCTTGGTAGACATTGGGGTCGGATAGGGCCTGACGCATGTGGCCGACGTTGCTCATACCTTGAGCGGCGTCTGCACTGTCCTGACCAATCTTGTCGTATAGATCAGAGTTGGCCTTGGCACGAGCGTCTGCGTATTTGTCATCAGGCTTCGCGTAGTTCCCCGGAAGGAGCTGCGACTGCGCGGTCTTGTTGTTGATCCGCATCACCTGACCGTTAGGCAGGACATGCACAGACCAATCGCCCTGTGTTGCAGGTTTCTGCATGGCTACCATCTGCTGCGTGAGCGCTTGGCTCTGCGCGGGACTGGAGATGCCAGCGAGAGCGGCACCAATGCCCGTCAGGCCTTGCCCAATGACATTCGCCTTGTTGGTCTCAGGCGCAGCCGTCAGCGCGCCGGGTTGCGGCGTGAGCGCACCCGTGTTGTCGTCACCTGTCTTGGCGAAGGCCGACGTCATAGCACCGGGGCCGGGAGAAGGCGGGATGCCTGCGGCTGCGTTGATTGCTGCGGGGCCGCTTGGCGCACCCAAGACCTTATTGACCTTGGATAGGTACTGCGGGACGGTGTTGTAGCCGTCGCTCGCGTTGCCAGCCTGCGCTACAGGGCGACCGCTGAACCACGTCGAGGTGACGTCATCCAGGTTTCCGTGCTTCTTGTAGGCAGCTGAGGTCTCCCCGTCGAACACCTTGTCCTGCGCCGCTTTGTCAGCGAGGAACTGTTCCGGGGTCATGGCCGTACCGAGGTGGCGTTTGGTCCACTCGGGGATGTTGTTGCCCATGACTTGGTAGCGACCATAAGCGCGGTCGCCACTGTCGGTCACGGGGCCAAGTGCGGCGTAGTCGTTGCCACTCTCTACGGTGCCGATGGCGTTTCGGTATTGTTCGTTCATCCGAGAGGCTTCCATCCGAGTGTGCCAGCGGTGCTCGCAGCGTTGCCCACGCCACCGAGGAGGCCTCCGATGACTTGCCACGCGCTGGGCGTGGACGTCTGTGTGCCCGTGGTGGTCTGACCCCAGTTGTTTGCGCCGACGATGTTGTAGTAGTTCTGCAGGGCGGCGAAGGGGTCGTTGGTCTGCGCTTGGAACTGCTGCTGCTGGTTCGTTAGGTTCGCCTGATTGGCGGCCTGCTGCCCAGCGCCTGCGTTCTCAGCGAGCGAGTACAGGTTGCCCTGATCGTTGATCGAGGACGTGCCTGCGTTGACACCCGTGTTGGTGGCAGTGTTGCCTGCGGACGCCGCGTTCGTGAGGGCCGCGAGTTCGTTGGTGTTGTTGGCGTTCGCGTTAGAGCTTGCGAGCTGCATTCCGTTGTTGAACGCAGTGCCACGCATGGTGGCCCCAAGGTTGGTTGCCTGCTCTGCGAGACCGCGCTGCACGAGACCGTCAGCAATTCCGGTGCGGGAGCTGTTGGTGTTACCAGAAATCTGGGCACCCTGCTCGATGCCGGGCATCGTGACGTCACGCGCCTGCTGCTCAGCGGGGAGCATTGCATTGGCGACCTGCGCGTCGATGTTCTGGCCATTGACGTACGCGTTAGCCTGATCCACCAGCGAGCCGGTGTTGTTCAGCTTGGTCGGGTCGTAGCTGCCGAGGCCCGAGAGTGCGCCTGTGGTCGCGTTGGTTCCAGCTCCGGTGAGCGTGGTACCCGCGTTGGCGGCGGACTGAGGCACAGCACTGTTGCTGGAGTAGCCCAGCATCTGCTGGAACGTGGCCAGCTGCGCCGGGGTGAACTGCGCAGTGAAATCTGTGGGGGCGGTGGCCGACTGCGCCTTGGTGAGGGCGTCGTTCGCACCGTTGAACGCCGTGGTCAGCGCACCAGTCTGCGGCGCGAAAGACGGCGTCGAGGTCTGGGACGTGGATGTCTGTGAAGAGCCGCTCATGGCGTCCTTAAATGGTATGAAGAAAGATGGGGCGTCGCTCTCCGTTGACGCACACAGTGTCTTGGAGGAACTTGAAGCCGAGCTTGCCGACGAATTTACGCCAGCGGTCGTCGTCCACTTCGGGCACCGCGAATAGCGGAGCTGTCACGCACGTGCGCAGGACCTTCCATTCACGGAGGATGCGCTTGAAGACCGAGGGAGACCAATGGTGAACACGAATATGAGCGAGCAGGAATTGCTCCCCACTCGCCCTTTTGTATTCGTCAAGTTCGAACCAGTAATCGTCGGTTATGAGTGCGGGGTGACGTTGGACGAATACGAAATCATCCAAGTTAGACCAGATTGTTGGTGTTCATCCGAGCTTCAAGCAGCCGCATCACAGCGACGATGTCGATGATGGAGTTGCTGATCTTGTTCAGCTCTTTGTTGATGAAGACTTGCATGCCACCCTCTATGTTGGGTGTGCTTGCGTTCTGGTACGGAACGAGGTTCTTGGTGTCTTGGTGTGCTGCAGGACCTGCATCAAAGGGCATTAGGCTTGTCCAGTTACCTTCATGTCGAGGTCGAAGCCTGAGACGCTCAGCTCCTTGTAATCGGAGAACTTGATCTGCAGGGAGAGGTAGCGACCCGCAACGTTGAAGTCGAGCTTGTACAGGTCGTTGCCGTTATACGGTTGCCAGCCAACGAATGTCGCGGGTTGATTGAAGCCGTCCGACGCACCTGCGTTGATCATTAGGTTTGAGGCACCACTTCCGAGGCGGGCCTGCGGGTAGATGGAGCTGATCGTCTTGTAGCCGCGCAGATCGACGTTGATTTCGTCTAGGTCGATGCCGTCACGCTCCAGGTATCGGGGCATGGTGGCGTGGGTATCGACACCGAAGGACACCATCGAACCTTGGCCGTACAGGTCGAACGCATAGAGGGACGTCGAGAGGCTGTAGGTCGAGTTCGAAGAGCCAACGTAGACAGGGACGCGCTTGTAGCCGTCTTCCTGATCGAGATAGGAGCCGCCAATGGTGGCATAGGTTGCCGTAACGGTGGCGTAGGTGAGCTGGTTGCTCAGTGTGGCCATGCACGCCGAGAAGCACATAGGCAGATCATCGAACGTCCACGTGCCGTCAGAGTAATTGTAGACGGCCTGCCGATTACAACCATCGGGATTGTTCAGGAAGGATACGAGGCGGTCGCCCGAGACGTACGCGAAGGTGATTTCCTTCAGGCGCGGATTGTGGTTGACGAAGCAACGCGAGGACTTCGAAAGGTTGATCGAGCCATAGATGAACTCGCGGACCTTCTCGTCACACAGGGACTTCTCTGAGGTGCCATCGTGCATCCAGATGTCATCGGGACCGAACACGAAGTTCTTGCCGTCGATTTCCACCGAGCAGTTGGCGTTTATGGAGCCCTTCTTGAACGGTAGCTTGTCGTAGTTGTAGATGCTGAGCGCGCCGTTGGGCGTCATGGCCCACGCTTCTGCGTTGCCGTAGATGCACAGGCTGGTGCCGAGCTTGCACGCGTCGGTGATAGGACCCTGCATCTCAGCAAGGATGTTCTCAGTCGCGAGCGTGGAGGACGTGGTGATGTCCCACGATGCGGGGATCATGCCTGCGAGCGGAATGCTGGACGTCTTCACCATCGTTGGTGAGTTCGTCGCACCCTCCGTGACATTGAGCGCCACGAGAGCGCCACCGCATGCGCGGAGTATCTGGCAGGACCACGTACTGTCCCACGCACCAGACAAACCACCACTGAAGACACCGAGGTTCTGGAATTGGGCGTCACTGGCGCGTAGATACCACGGCGCTCTGTCGGACCTGTTGATATAGGTTACGTTGGCAAGCGTTGTGGACGTCCAAGTAGCTTCAGCCGCAGATGGCGTAAAGCCACTCACAGAGTAATCTACTTCAGCTCCGTTCTGCACACGGCTGACAGTGCCGTCCTTGTAACCAACGAATAGGAGGTCCAGACCAGTAGAAGGATTAGCAGAACAGGTAAATCTAGGATCAGTGTTGCCGAGCACGAGAGCACTTCGGAACACAGGACCACCAGTGACTTTACCATTTCGAAACCTGACATTGACACCACCAGACCAAGCCTCAGGGGCAAGGTCATAGGGATCAGGATCAGTCAGGATGCCATACTTCGCAAGGTTGCGAATATGTTCAATAGGCACAAGGTCTCCTAAGGTATCACTAAGGAGAACCTTGGATGTTCTCTCTATGGAATTTCAATATGGTCTTCAACCAAAGTTGCCCGTAGGCAACCAAGGTGAAGCGAGGCGAGCATTCGGAAACAAAGGTTCAACCTTGGTTGACCCCCTTACCCCCTAAACAAAGGGGAAATCGGGGGTCCAAGGTGCCTGTTTATCCGAGGCGAATGATCCAGCCCACGGCCATTGAAGGCTGCACGTTGTTGTGCGCGCCGCCGCCGCCAGTGTTGGCATCCGTGGTGTCTAGGTTGCTCGATGCGTCACGCACGCGCACGCCTGTCGCTGCGTAGCCCGTTGAAGTGGTCTGCGGAACATAACCATAAATGCCACCGTTTCCGTACCCATACCCGCTGGCGATGCCACCTGCGGTGTCTGAATGATAGTGTTGGGGATCGTAGATGTACGCAGGATGCTTGTGCGCAGGGATTTGCGCAGACGTCAGCGTGTTGGTGTCAGCTCCGAAGAGTGACCCAAGGACACCCTTGAGGCCCGAGGAAATAGAGGCAAGCAGACCGGGTGACGTTGCACCACCCATTCCACTTTTGCCGACAGGAGTGACCTCCTGCATATTCGGCACACCCATCGTGGTGACGCCGTTGCCACCGTACTTGGAGCCCCAGCGCGCGAGCAGCACAGGGCACACAGTGTTGGCAGAAGAAATGATTTGGCCGTTCGCCCAGCACCACATGCCATCAGCGGGGAGCGTGTCATCGAACCACAGCACGCCAGCGCCGAGCGGCGTCATACCTGGGCCACTGATGAGGCCCGTGGACGTGAGGGTTCCTGAGTTCGTCAGGTTGCCGAAGTTCTTCAGCGTGTTGACGCTGAGGGACTGCGTGAACGTGGCAGCAATTGCACCCTGCAGTTTGACGTCGATGTCACCTGCGAGGATGTTCTGGAAACCGTCAGTCGGGTTCGTGTTGAAGAACGTGCCTGCCGAGGCTAGCAGCGTGGCACCAGAGGTCGCAGCAGCACCAGCCGCATTGAGAGCCGTGTGGGTCGCGGTGACAGCCCCGGTGATATTGGGGAACGTGGTCTTGATGGTGCCCTTGATCAATCGGGCGTGAGCGTCGTCGTTGTTCAGACCATCTGAGTGGGCTGGGTACGCCGGGTTCAGGTCCGAGATGTAGGTAGCAGTTTCTAAGGGCAACCGTGGTGTCCGAAGGTGAAGCGCGGCGAGCCGAGCGGATTGTGGCGGGAATAAGAGGCATCAAACGGCCTCTAGGGCATAAGTGGGTGGGGTCCGCCACTAACCTATTGATATCAAACGATAAGTGCTGAAATGTGCCCCAATGGGGCCACAATGGTATCCTGATGGGACCCTTGGCCGGCGCAGGGCGCGCGTAGGGGACCCGCTGGGTTCGAGAACGCAGCAGTCCGAACCCCGGCAGCGGCGGCGGCGTTTAGTCCGATATTTTGAAATCGGGCCGGCCAGCTTTTCTGGGAATGTAGGGGGCAAAAGGGGACCCAAAAATCCCACGCGCCTTCCCACGCCAGCCCGTAAGCCGTTGATATCCTGCGTCATTCATGGGTTGCGACAACCGTTGACGCATGGCGCACAAGGGGCACAGGATGGCACGCGGGCACTGTGTGACATTGGTCACATACCTGGCTGTGTGACGTCAGGTCACACTGGTCGCCCTTGTGTGATGTACGTCACAGAAGTGAATGGCCGGGTGGAAAAAAGCTCGCATATAGGGTTGCCCCGGCCCATGGCGACCTAGCGCGGCCTCGTGGTGCGTTAGTTTCCATTCCCGCACCCTTGGCACCCAATGCCACCTAGGCCGCTCCTTGGCCTTCCTACGGCTTCCCCGGTTTCCCATGCCCCGTAGCGTTTTTGCATACCTGCGTTGCTCGAATGGCTGTCATTTGTGCTGCATTTTGCTTGACGTTGTTTTCGAACGCGCGCCATATGCGGCACAGATGGCAGGCAATGACGTCGCGCCACACACGCACAAGAGGCAAGCAAATGGTTACGTTTCATCCCGCCGCACGCAAAGTCAGCAACGGTTTCCTGCCGTCCGTCATGGTTCGCGCTGAGCAGGGCCGCATGGTTGGCAGCAAGGTTTCACAGGTTGGCAACGTGTTTGCGACCGCTGAGGAGGCCAAGGCGTTCGCGATGCAAGCGGCGTTGCGCGTGGTCGCATCCTATCCCGACACAATGCGCGTTTGCGCGGCTTAATACGGCACAATCGGCACTAGGTGGCATCACAATGACCAAAGCAACCAAAGCTCCTAACGGTTTCATCTTCTATCGTGGTCCGTCGATGCTTGACGGTTCTCCTATCATCGCAATCGCAACAGGGACGGCGCGCGGCTCACGCAATGCCAAGACGGGAAGCGAAGTGCAAACGTGGATCATGCGGGACGATATGTCGCCCGTGGAAGCTGTGAAGACAGGCGCTGATAGCGCGATATGTGGCACGTGCGTTCACCGTGGCGTCAATGGTGTAGGCCGCTCTTGCTACGTCACCGTGTTCCAAGCGCCTTTGGTTGTGTGGAAGTCCGCGCAGCGTGGCTTGTATCCAACCATTACGCGGCGCGCTGATCTGCGTTTGTCTATGGACGGCAAGACGGTGCGCCTTGGCTCTTATGGCGACCCTGCGGCCGTCCCTGCCGAAGTGTGGAATGATCTAGTCTACGCCGCTGTAGGACACACGGGCTATACACACCAATGGCGCACTAGTGACGCGTTGCGCTCATTGTGTATGGCCTCATGCGATAGCGCATTTGAGCAAGAGTTAGCCGCCGCGCAAGGCTGGCGCACGTTCCGCGTAATGCGAAGCGGGGAAGCATTGGCCCCGCGTGAAATCAGCTGCCCTGCGTCAAAGGAAGCTGGCGCTAAGACGCGTTGCGAGTTGTGCAAGGCGTGCGGCGGGACAAGCGCCAAGGCAAAAATCAATATCGCAATTCTGGCGCACGGCGCGGCCAGCAAGGTGAACGCATTCAACAATGAAAGGGCCGCGTAATGGCAAAAGCTAATTGGTACATCAAGGCGACCGAGGGCGCGAACGTCTATCGCGTGTGGAACATCTTCACTCGCGTTGTGGACGTCATCCAAGCGCCTAGCAGCTTCGAAGCTCGCAAGACCTATGCCGCGCTGTATGGGTGCCTGCTGCACGATTGCGCCGCTAGGCGTCTTTGGGATTAAGCCCGAAACGCCTTCGGGCGTAGTCGCGTTAGTCGCGGCCTGACGATGGGCAATCGCAGCAACCCAAGACCCTGAGGCAACCCAATGGCAACCTATACCCACAAGCTGGGCACGAGCCGCGCTGGCGCACGCACGCGCGTATGGCTGGAGGGCAAGCGCTTAGCTTCCCACGGCTTCACACACGGCGAATACATCAAGCGCACGTGGGACGCTGGAAAGCTGGTGCTTACCACTATCGCACCCGCGACCTTCGCAACCCTAGACCGCGCCAATCGCGGCATTGTGGCTGGAACGCCTGACCGTCCGATAATCGACATCACGGGCGAACAGGTAGCCGCGACGTTCACGGGTGACACTGTGAAAGTCACCTATCGGCAGCACCGTATCACCATAGAAGGCTGAAAGCATGGTCACCAAAAACAACGTACGCGATGCGGCGTCAACGCTGGCACACCATTGGTGCGGCGCTGATGCCATGGACCGGGTAGGCGTGGAACGCGTCATTCTCGCGTATCCGCAGGCGCTACAGCTGCCTTTGTGCGCGCTGATCATGCACACGCTGGAGGGCAGGGGCTTCTACACGCAAGCCGCAGCGTTCGAGGGCTGGCTCTTTGCACTGGCTGATGTCGATGCAGAAAGCTGAACCAATTATTGCCGCGCTGATCCTGCTGGCCTTCGCGTGGGCCGGCTGGGTCGCAGGCGGAAAGCCAATCGTAATTCTACCTGGGGGCAACCTGGGCTTCTATGAGGAGCCTATGTTCCTCTCACGGAACGCCCCGTTCCACGTAGTGAATAACTGAGAGGACAGATGGATAACCCTAATTCGAAAATCGAACGCGTGAAACTACGGGGTCGCGAGACGACAACGCACCTGCTCACTGTCGATGATCTGATTGCCTACCAAACGCCAGAAGGTGGCTTAGTGCTTGAGTTTGTGCGGTGGGACGCGAGCAAGCAGCCCGCAGAAAGCTATCGATTGACGCTGTGTTCCGAGGATGCAGCGCGCGTTAGGTCTGCAAAATAGGGGTAGGTCGTTGTTTGACAGGCGGCGTGTCGTCTCTGTACACAAAAGCGCTCAACTTAAGAGCACAAAAGCGCCCACGAGGAGCAAAATGAAACCAACTTTCCTGCTGAATGCAGAACGGCGACTAATGAGCGCACTGGTTAGCGCTTGTGCGCCAGTGTACCGGAGCGCAACTAACGCGCGTATGGCTGTAGCTGAAGACATCGACCTTGGAGATTACGGCGTGATCCGTGAAGGCACACAGGGACGTGTGACGCACTTTGACACTGAGGACGGAACGCTAATGCTAACGCTGGATGAGCCACACCCGGCGCTGCGGCATTGGGATAATACGCTGCTCCTCGTGCCCTTCCTGACCGATGACGCCGCATGCAAGCTTAAAGTTGTGTAAAACTACCTTTACAAGGGGCAGCAAATGGCAGTAGGCATTGGAACCGCACTTGCTGCAGGCGCTGTGATCATGGCCTGCACTGAGAATATTAAGGCTGCGTGCGTTCTCGCGACGATTGCATGGATTGTTTTCGTTAAAGCAGTTTGAAACTTTGGAGTACCGCTATGGCTGAGAAGTTTAGCGATGATGAGAAAGACGCGGCACGGGCACTGTTGGCTGCTCTTGAGCCGTTCCGAGCACTACGGCCCACAATGCCGCTTCAGTACGTCTACCTGTTCCTGACCGTCGTCCTTGATGAGGGAAAGACTGTCAGCGAATACGCCACAATGACCAACACGCCACCCACGGTCATGACGCGGCACCTGCTCGAAATCGGGGACCGCACACGCTCCCACGACGCCGGCCTTGGCCTCGTGCAACAGAAGGCTGACGTGATGGACCTGAGGAAGCACAGGGCCACCATAACCACCCTTGGCAAGGCCACCATGCACAAGGTCCGCAACGCGCTCCACCCGCTGCGTAAGAAGGCATAAGCCCATGCGCCCCGTAGTAACCTTCGCCCTTCTGCTGGCCCTTTGTGGCTGCGCTAAATCCCCAGCTGAGCTGGAGGTGGCAGACGACGCCAGCTGCAGGAAGATCATCACGGAGCGCAACGACGCGCGGCCCACGGCGTACGAAGAATGCCGCTCTAACTTGTCAGCCTACAGGCTGCAGCGGTCGATAGCAGTCAGCGGCAGATAGTTATACGCACACAGCAGCCTGAGTATAACCAGGTTGCGCCCAGGTACAGCACAAGAGGCAGAATATGGCATACGCTGAGAAACGAGACGGCAAGCTCACGGGCCGCTGGTACGGCGAGGTGATCTACAAGGAGCGCAACGTGGCTCCTGTGCGCTACCGCCGCGCCTTCGATACAAAGAGAGCCGCCGAGGGCTATGAGGCCTACGTGAAGGCCACAGGCATTGAGCCCCCTGATCTGGACGGTGCGAAGCTCACAGGCCTGACGTTCGCACAGGCCGCAGAGAAAGCCCGCGCTGCCTCTGACGTATGGAAGCGAGGCCGTGACCCCAGCGGCCAGAAGCGGCTAGACTACATCATCGCGCGTATCGGGCAGCTGCCTCTCGAACAGGTGACGACCGAGGAGCTGGACAAGATTGTCGCGCTGCTCTCTGCGCGCCCCGCCAAGTCTGGAGGTGGAAAGCTGAGCGCCGGGACCATCAACCGATACCTGACGTTCGCCAGCGCCGTGCTGACGTTCTCTGAGGAACGCGGGCTGCTCAAGAAGGGGCCTGTGATCCCGTGGTTGCACGAGGACGGCCACCGCATCCATTGGCTCACTGAGGAGCAGGAGACCACCGTGGTGCGCTGGCTGATCGAGCAGGGGCACTTGACCACCGCGAACATCGTGCGCGTCCTGTGTGCCTCAGGGCTGCGCTGGGGCGAGTTCGAAGGGCTTGAGGTGTATCAGGTGACGATGGGTGCCGAAGTGGCATGGATCAAGCTCGACAAGACCAAGACGGATAGCCCCCGAGATGTGCCTATCGACCCCGAGCTGGCAGCGCTGCTGCGGGCGATCCTGAGCGCCAACTCGCCCCGCGATTACCGCACAATCCGCAGCCAATTTGGTGACGCGATAAAAGCGTGTGGGTATGCGCCACAACTGACGCTCCACTGCTGCCGTCATACAACCGCAACGCGACTGATCAAGAAGAAGACGCCGTTGCCAATTGTTCAGCAATTCATGGGACATAAGAGCATCCAGACCACGCTGAAGTACGTTCACGTCGAGAGTGACGACCTCGCGGAAGCCGCAAAAAATCTTTACCCACAGCGTGGGAAATCAACAGAAAGCGAGGCTATACCTGGAGTGGTTGCTTTCAAGAAAGCCTGATGTTACAGGCACTTCTCATGGGGCCACGTGGCGGAGTGGTTACGCAACGGTCTGCAAAACCGCTTCGTCATTATCTGCCACTTGTATTGCACCTGAGAGTGCTTACATAGACTGACCGGCTCGCTTCGGCGGGCCTTTTCAGCCCCCTAATCCAGCACAAACGGCAGATACCACCTACGCGGCATCAAATGCCGTAATATCAACGGCTTAGACCAAACTGTCACCCTCTACTGCCCTAAGCGGCATTCAAAAACGGAGCGCTCCCAACGATGGACACCGAAGCTCTTAGTGATACCAATGTTCTACCTATTGAACTGGAGAAGGCTTCTCTCAAACTTGAGAAGCGCAACGAGAGGGCCTTCGATAACGCAGGCTTCGGGGCGACCACAGGCGGGCTTGCTATTACAGCCCAGCATCTCGACAAGCTGATCACAGCTGTAGTTGCCAAACTAGCCTCTCCCAGCGCCAGCACCTCAGAACACTACAAGCTTGAGCGTGTCATACGCCAGCTTCAGCCCGAGGTCATTGCTCTGGCTACCCTGCAAGGTGCTCTGCACTCAGTGGCCCTGCAGGACACCCTGAGGGACACGTATATCCTGATCGGGAAAATGATCTGTGATGAGTGCTGGGCCGCAAAGCTAACCCACACCGATAAGCGGCTCGCTGGTAAGATAAACCGCGCCGTCAAGGCCTCACACGGTTCTGTGGACGTACGCCGATCAGCGGCCCGCGCTATGGCTTACAAGGCGGGCTTCATGATGAAGCACTGGACGCTTGTGCAGATGGTGCATGCAGGCAACTGGTGTCTTAGTCTGCTACTCGACACGTTGCCTGAGGTCTTTGAGCTGGTTGCTGGGCGCAATCGCGAAGACGCACTGACCATCACTGCAGGGGCCTTGCATATTGCAGAGAACGCGGTGGCACAGGCTGTCATCAAGAACCCTGTGTACCAGCCCCGTGTCACCCCGTGTATCCCGTGGACGTCCTTCTCGCAGGAAGTGTCCGAGAGGGTGACTGTGGGCACCTCTGTGCTGCGCACGTTCCACAAGGACATCATCGCGTCTGGGCGTCACGCCATCAAGACGGGGCAGATGCAGCCTGCACTAGACGGCATCAATGCACTGCAGTCTGTGCCGTATGTGATCAACACGTGGATCATGAACGTCATTCAGAAGGCCTACGAGGCAGGGATTAGCGTGGCCGGCATGCCTATGCGTGACGACATGAAGCTTCCTCCGAGGCTCAGCGAAGATCAGTACCGCGCCATGACCACAGGCGAGACCGTAGTCCGCAGCAAGGAAATTGCGGCGATACGCAAGGTCAACCGGAGCCTCATTGGCGAGCGATTGCTGTTCAAGGAGGACATGGAAACCGCCCAGCGGCTGGCACCACATGAGCACTTCTACGTGCCCATGAATATGGATTGGCGGGGGCGCGTATATGGCATCACGTATTTCAACTTCGCCCGCGAGGACAGGGTGCGTGCG